GTCATGGTTGCAGTCGGCTTCGTGCCGCCGATGCCGATAGCCACAAAGCCCTCGGGGATTACCGGCAGACCGTCATATCTGGCAGTACCACGGAAAACTGTCTGATCTTCGATAAATCTGACGTGCTCAGACTGTGCCAGTGCCGTGCCTGCACGCTCTGCCAGCAGATACAGATCACCATATCCGCCGATGATAACATCGTCAGGGATAAAGGACAGCTTTTCGATAGTTCCGCCAATTACTGGCATTGTGCCGCCTTGTCCGGATACGATTGCACCGCTGGCGTTGATAGTCAGGGCATTTGCTACCAGCTTGGTAAAGGTCTTTTCGTTCATCGCCCAGAACATGTCGCCGTGGCTGTAGTCTGCCTTTGCATTGCCTGCTGCAAGTACCAGCTCCTTAAAGAGTGCCGCATCGGTTTTGCCAGTGATCGCAACGACGTTAGAAGTAGACAAATCTTCCCATGTTCTGGCAGTTTCAGAGTAACCCTCCGGCTTGGTTGCCTGTACCAGACGAGTGACGATGCCCAGCGGCATTTTTGTGCCCTTGCCGTACAGGATAGCCTTGTCCAGTGCGTAGCCGATAGACTGACCAATGGCGGTGATGACCTCGGTAGCAAGTGCGATGTCGCTGTCCTCCAGAATGGCGTTGCTGATTGCCACATAGCCGCCGACCTTGTAGCCGTCCACTTCAACATTGTTAAAGTTGAGGTTCAGTTCGTTCAAAAATCCGCACATTTCCGTCCAGACCGCTTCGGGGATTGCACCCATGACGTTCTGCCGTGCCTTACCCGGTACCGGCTTCACGTTTACATGCTGGTACAGCTTGGAGTACTTCATCGTGACTTCCTTGACCAAGTCAAGAGCCACTTCCGGAATCAGCAGCTCCGCACCGGTGATAGAGCGCTTGCTCTTGCCCATTTCGCGGACGCGGGACAGCCAAGACTTGACGTTTTCGTCAGCAAAAAATGCATCACGCTCCTGCACGGTCATGCCAAAAAACTTCTTTCGGGTTTTCATCGCTTTTTTCTCCTTTCGGGTTTCGTCGGGTTCTCCGGCGGTATCTGCCGCCGGTGTGTCCTGCTTCTTTTCCACTTCTTCCAGTTCCTGCTCCATGCCGGTGATTTCCGTTTCCAGATCACCGATTTCCTTGTCATTTTCCGCCTTGTCCTGCTCGTACTGGGTGACAGCCGCTTCCACGGTCTGCTTTTCTTCTTCGGTCTTTGCTTCGGTGATAGCGGTTTCCAAGTCCTTTTCCCGCTTTTCCAGTTCCTTGGCGGTTGCCCGCAGGCTTTCCAGTGTAGCCTGCTTGTCTTGAATTTTCTTTCGCAGCATCAGTGCTTTCAGCATTACTTTCCTGCTCCTTTCAATTTTTGCAGAAGCGAGGTTTTCCACGCTTCTGATTTTCGCTTTTCAATCTGCTCCCAGTCCTTGCGGCGGGCAGATACGCTTGTATCTTCATACGCTGGGTAAGTGCAGCACGACACCTCATACAGCTTGACTTTTTTGATTGTCCAGTGGATTTTGCCGTCTGCCGGAAATGTTGTTTCTTCGCTTTCCACTTCAAATCCAAAGCTGCACTGGGACACATCGCCACGCTTTACTCTCTCGTAAAGGTTCATCGCTTCGCTATCACGCGGATTGATATAGATTCTTCCCCACAGTCCGTGTGCATCTTCCCGCAGCTCCAGCGTGTGGGCAATCGTTCTTCCCAGCACAAGGCGGGTGTCATGATCTATCAAAGCCCGCACATCTCCGGAGATTGCTTCTGTAAAAGCACCCGGTGCGATACTCTCGCTCATGCCCCAGCCCATGTCATAGGTGGAGTTAAACACTGCAAAGTATCCCTCGATCACTGGGTCGCTATCTTCCACGCCGTCGCGAGTGGTAAACTCTGACGGCATAGTCCTGTACATGACTTTACTCCGTTCCATCGTCTTTCGCACCTCCCTGTATCAATTTTTTTTGGTATGCTGACATCTCATACGGGATATAATTTTCCAGTACCCGCAGTTCGTCTAATCCGTCCCGCGGGGACAGTCCCAATCTGTCGCGTACTTCGTTACCGTCAACAAAGCCACGATCTGACAAGCCGCCGAAAACGTCCGCCAGCGTTTTGATGTCCCAGTCATACAAAGACAGTACGTTAAACCGGACATACATATCCGGTGAGATTATCACAGCACGCGTGATTTCCTGCTGTAGCCCGATAACGATATTTTTTACTTTGTTGTTGATAAAGGCGTTCCATTCTTCTTTTTTGTAGTCCCCGACACCGAGGACAAAAGCCGGAACCCCAAGGATAGCAGCGACCATGCGGCGGTTTAGCTGCACACTGTCGTTAATTGCAAGATCAGACAAAGACAGCGGCTTTACTTGCTGCACGTCAAACTGTTCCGCCGGTATCAACCAAGGCTCTCCTGCGTCGCTGGATTCCACATATTCGCCAAGCAGTCTTTTCCGACCGGCAGCGGAGGAAAATTCCTCGGTCAACGCATCTACTTTTACGATAACAGAGGGCTTCCATTTGCTGGACAAAAACGCCCTTTCTGTGGCGGCTGCCTGTTTGAGGTTGTTGACGATCGGCAAAAGCGATACTTGCAAGCCTTGTCCTCTCCACAAGCACTGCGGGTCAGGATTATATACAAAGTGCATGATCTCGTCCCGACCGTAAGGAATTCCGTCAATCCGTACTTCATACTCCCGCCCCTGCGGGATAGACACGCGGCTTGCTTCGATCGGTTCCAATTCCTGCAAGTAGCCGTTTTTGGTGTGGATTTTTACGACGCTGTTTCCTCTGCCGTAAAGCAGAAGGTTCATCACGATTGCTTCAATCCACGTCTTTCGCGTCATGCTTGGAGAGGGGTCTATATCAAGTTTTCGGCTCAATTCGTTTACGATGCGTTTGTCGCCCTTGTCGGTGTTCGCCATAAGGTGTATCGTAAGCGAGCCGATCAGCTCCGCGATTCTTCGGCAGCCGGCAACAACCTCTGGACATTTGTCCAGTGCTGTATATCCCGGCACGCATAGCGTTTCCGCTGCTTCGTCGGTCACCAAAAAACCGACAGGCGATTTATTTCGCGTTTGCTTTTTTCTGATTCTGTCAAAAATCATTTTTAACCCCACCAGTTCTTCGCTTTTTGCTTCTTTTCCATGTTTTGCAAGTACCGGACACAAGCAAAAACGCTCGCATCAAAAAGGTCTATGCGGTTTGTCTTGCCGATTTTCTCGTACTGCACCATGTCGTCCGTCTTTTCGACAGCCGACACGTTTTCCACGCAGTACTCGTATGCTTCGCTGTGCAAGTAGTACAGCTTTCCATCTTTCGCCCTCTGCTCGATATGCCGAAACCCCTCGGATTTTAGATAGTAGTACTGCGGCTGATCGATGACGTTAAACTTTTCGCTTTTCATGCCCAGAAAATACTCTCGGGCAAATTTCCGGTCATGTCCGACTTGCTTGATTTTAAAGCCACGCCGCCGCATACTCACGAACCAATTTACGACATCTGCCGCGTTTACTGTGGGGCTGTTGCACATAGTCAAAAGCCCGTCGTCTGCCCAGCCAAAAAGCGGTATATCGTCCTCGTCTGCCTTTTTTGCCGCCATAGTCACGGGGAAAAAGGCATGCGTGATGATGATGTCCACGTCCTCTTTTGCATAGTGCCCATATAAAGCACCAGCTGTCAAGTCATACATGCGGGACAAGTCCGCCCCGCCGTACCAGTCGATTGGAAGCTTTAAGAGGTCTTGCAAAGTCCAGTTGTACCGCTGATCTGATGCCCGAAACTCTGCAAGGTCAAAGTAAGCTTTCATCGCACTTGTGTAAATGTTAAGTGACCGGCTCAAAAAGTCCTTACGCTGCTGCGGGTCGTTTTGTGCTTGTATGGATTCCTGCATGATGTCTGCCGGTCTGATCGTCACACCGTAAGAGGGGTTTGCTTTTTCGTGCTGTACTGGTGATGTATAGTCAACGTGTCCTCTCTCGTCTTGGTCAGCTTGAGACACAAAGCAAAAAAGCGTGTCGTCCTTGACCGTGCCATTTAAGATTTTTTTAGCATACTCTAAGCGGCGATAGCAAAAGCTATTGATGTTGTCGCCCGCCGTGGTGATGCCGATCATCAGCTTGTTGGTATAAGCTTTCATCGCTTCTTTAAAGCGGTTGTACTGGGCGGATTTTTTGAAGGCATGCACTTCGTCTGCTATCGCAATGTTGCAGTTAAAAGAATCCTGTGCATCGGGATTGCTTGCCAGTGCTTCGATGTGGATAGAGCCGTCCGGTCTGCCGTCTGCATCGGTAAACTGATAGCCGATCGAGTGCTCCGCGTTATTGTTTAGCACTCTAAAGTCATCGATCATGCCGCGATACCGGAGAGTGTACAAAATATCGTTAAAAGATTCGCACGCCTGCTTTTGTGATGCGGCTACGATGTAGATGATAGAGCCAGACCGCCGTTCCAAGATTGCAAGTGCAAAGGACAGTGCCGCGATAAACATCGTCTTGCCGGACTTACGCGGGATAAAGATAAACGCTTCTTTGTATCGGCGTTCTTTTGTGCCCTTGTAGTAAAATCCGATCAGGTTGTACACGCAAAAAATTTGCCAAGGTTGCAGTAGCATAGGCTTGTTCATAAGCGGCTCGCCGTCGATACTCTCTCCTTGCTTGTGCACCATAAATCTTTCGATGATGTTGCATACAAGATCAGGTTCTTTGGTGTGCAGTTCCAGATCATCGCGTTTGAGGTCGTCCAAAAATCGCTTGCATTCCAAGAAGTTGTTTCCGGCAATGATTTTTCCGTCAACGACATCTTGGGCATATTGTACAGCGATTTGCTTAAATCGTTTAGTCGCCAAGGCTTTTTAACACCTCCGCGAGAGCATCTTTTTTTTGTGGCTTCATCGCCTTGTCGTCGATTGCCTTTAGCCCCTTTGGTGTCAATCCCAAGTCCCGCCAGTACGTCAACGCCGTGCGGTTTAAGTCATCAATAATTACAAGTGCGGGGTTTTTTTCGATAAATGTTCCGCCGCCTTTGTTCACATGTTTTACGATCGTATTTCCGCCGGACTTTTTAAAAATTTCTTGGGCATTGTCCCGCTTTTCTAAAATGTCCGCCAGTGTATCGATTACTGTGTCAAAGCATTCCCGATAGGTTCCGGCTGCCTGACAAGATTTTTTTATTCTATTTCGCCATGCAGCTTTTTTCACTTTGACCACCTCCGATTTTTATTTATCAACATGCCTTTCGGCGACAGATACCTTTTCTCCGAGATACATGCCGGCTCCAATTTCATCGATTTTTGAAAAAGGGATTTCCGGAACCGTAAGACGTTTTCGAAAAGATTTGTCGATAAAGTACATGTATCTAAGCTGATAGCCGGCAAGTATTTCTCCGCCGACTTTTTCAACATATTTTTTGAAGTTGTACGCCCCCCCGGTAAGTTGGAAGTATGACATGCCGCCCAGTTCTTTTCGGGGAGATGTTGGGTTGCTCTCCAAGGTCATTTTGTGTATTTTTTCGCCGTTTGGCAACAAGCACAAATTGCTATTTCTTTTTATCCCGGTAAGGACAAAGTTTGAAGCCCTGTATATAGTCCCGTCGCCACAAGAGCACCCGTCTGCAAAAGAGATTATCCATTTTATCTGTGGGGCATTCTTGCGAATCATTCGAATACTTTTTGCAATGCAATAGCTTTCGCTGTTTCGCGGGAGATAGTCATCAAACGCCATTCGATTTAGCTCTAAAAAATCGTTCCAACCCGTTCCGTCAACCAACGTTATGATTTTTGATTTATCTAGGCTCGGACCGTATGACAAAACGCCGTGCAAATTTCCGTCTAAAAAAGCCCCAAAATGCAAGCAGCTATTATTCACTGCTTTTTTGCTGTAGTGGTGCTTCTCAATATACGGCTTTGCGATTTTTCCCGGAATGACTTTTAAAGTGATTTCCTTTGCTCTGCCCATTGTCTGATCACCTCGTATAAGGCGTTGCCGTTTTTGTTGGTATTTCCAAAAGTTTCGCTTACCTCGTCCTGCACAATACCGAGTGCATACTCTACAAGTTCTTTTTGCTTTTGGTGCAGGGTAAAAGACATTGTGCAGATCTCCGGCTTTTCGCCGTCCGGCAAATCAAAATCCTCCCCAAAATCATCTGGGCTAATTTCGGAAACATCAAAATTAAAAGATTGCATGTTGATGTTTTCTATTTCAGCGAGTTCTGCTTCCAGCAGATTATAATCCCACTCTGCAATCTCGCCGACCTTATTGTCGGCAAGACGAAACGCTTTTACTTTTTCCGGCGTTAAATCCTCCGCAATCACGCACGGAATTTGCATCAATCCCAGTTGCATCGCCGCCTTGTACCGAGTATGCCCAGCGATAATCACATTATTTTTATCAATGACCACCGGCACCTTGAAGCCAAATTCTCTGATTGAGTTAGCAACAGCGGAAACTGCCGCTTCGTTTTTTCTTGGATTTTTCTCATATGGTTTTATATCAAGTATATCTTTCTCAATGATATTCATGGTATAACCCCCTCGCCGATTTTTTGCCCCGCGGTTAGAAAGAGTTCCCTACGCCGTTCCCGACTTGTGAACGAATTATTAACAAAATAGGGGGGAGTGTCAGAAAGACCGTCCGCCCTTTTCCGGGTGCCGTTTGTTGTGGCACTTTGCACACAAGCTGATGAGGTTGCTGCTAGTCAATGCAAGCTCCGGTGCGTCCTCTAAGTGCTGGATATGGTGGACGGTCACAGCTTCTCGCTGCCTGCCGTACCGTTTGCAATCCTGACACTGGTATCCGTCCCGCCGCAAAATCATTTCCCGCTTGTGTCTCCATTTTTTTGATTTATAAAATTCATCTAGCTGCATTTCTTTCACCGTCTAGGCATAAAAAAATTCCGGCATGCCTTGGGCATACCGGAATCCGTCTGTTTTATCATGTTATCATTATACACCCAAAGCAGCCGCTTGTCAAGTATTTTTTTGCTGGCTGACCTGCTCTAGCATATATATATCATATACAGCCTGCTCTATCATACATAAGCAGCCTGCTCCGTGTGTCTAATCATCGTCTGACACAGTGTAAGGCTTGCCGTCCTTTGCTAGTCTTGGAGTAAACGTGACACTGTTTCTGTCGTAGTCACTAACCACGATATACTGCACGCCCGTGCCTGTATCCGTCCAGAAGTCCACGCCTACCTCTCTGACTTTACGCGGTGCTTTTACTGCTATGTCGGCTATGATGACGACTATAAACACCAAGTACACGATAAGCCAGAGCACGTCTTTTT